ATGAAAGCTTTAAGAGATAAAGACATGGACCAAAATGAAGTTAAGGCTCAAGCTGGTCATGTTAAATTTACAACTACTTCAGAAATTTATGGAGATCATTTAGTTGATTTATCTAAAGATGATAAAGCTAGAATAGCGAAAGCTAGAGGCAAACATCTTGGAACTTCCATATTTTCACAAATAATCGAAAAATAATCAGGTACACAAGTTCATAGAGGCTGCAAGATCGCAGTCTCTGTGGCTCTGTGGAAGAATTTTTTTTAAGCTTTGCTGGATTTAAGCACTCTTGCTTGTAAATGCTGTTTAAATATTGAGTTTTGAGTTGTTATTCCTTTAATCTCTTGTTTCAATTTAGCTATTTCTTTGTGTAATTCTCCATTCATATGCTTATGTTGCTTTTCTATATTGCTCATTTCAGTATTATCTTTTTCAAGCTTCTCTATTTTTAAATATAAATTACCAATAATTTTCATATGCTCTTTATCTAATATTACTTTTTCTTCTAACTTAATTTTCATCTACTTTGCTAGCGGTTTGCTTATCTGCATCTGCTAACACCTCATCCATAACCAGGTCATACATTCCATTAGGATTTTCAATAAAAGCTATTTCTGCTTTTGTTTCTTTAATTATTTCTTTGCAATGATCTTTTGCTTGTTCCAATACAGTTGTTAAATTTGGAAAGTTCTGAGGATATACTCCATATATATAAAGATCATTTATAGCAGCTGCTACTCTACTCAATCCTTGGTATCTTCTTTTTAATCTTTGAATCTTGCCATCAAACTCTAACATACTATCTACTGTTATTTTACTCACCTAGCCTCCTCCACTTTGTATTTACAATTTTTATTTCCACATTTTTAACCTCTTGGGTAAGAGGCTCTGTTTCTTCAGTTGCTTTTTCTTCACTTTCAAAAGTTTGTTCAAGAATAAAAGCCGCTTCTCCAGTTATAGTTTTAATTATTTTTGCCATTTGGTATTTCTAAATTATGTGATCTAGTTACACTCTCAACGACATTGCCTTTGTTCCTGGTGATTTGAACTTTAGGCATGTTATCTGATAAACCTACTGCAATAAGCTCTTTGCTCTCCAAGTCTTTAGGAGTGTGCCATAAGCTAATCATAAATTTACAATCAGCATCTGGATAATCTTGCTCTTCAATATCAATATGAAATTGATCTGATTTATATATAGCCATTATTTATCCTCCAGGATTGCATCGTAAGTAGCTTTCATTTTTGGATCATTTTCTAATGCTCCAGATCCAGGCGGATATTCATTATCGAACTCCTCATACTTTGTTGCATCAAAATTTACTGATTTAGATAAAGTTTCATTATCTTTTGTAGATCTATGTATAAAAGTTGGATCTAATAAATCATCTGCTTTAATTTTAAAGTAATCAGCAATAACTTTTAATCTGTAAGCTGTAGGAATAATTTTTCCTACTTCATACTTTTGAACATTTTGAAAAGTAACTCCTAAATGATGAGCTAATATCTTTTGTGGCTCACCTTTTTTTAGTCTGCAATATCTAATATTTGCTCCAAGCATAGAACTGAAAGCTATATAATCTTTATCTCTAGTGACTTTCATTCGATGCCTCCAGGAAGTTTTGTATTTGCAATTTAACTGCTGGTACATTTAGCTCTGGTGTTCTTTCAGCAGTAGCTGTAAAGCAAGCATCTGGCATTTGCTGATACTTACTTTGCATATTTATAAAATAACCTACTTTGCCATCTCTATTTTTAAGATACCAAGCTGTGTTATCTAATCTTTGGAATGCTCCAGTTTCTCTATTCAGAAATGTTTGTTTATCTATACAAACATAACTTTCTCTTTTTTTTCTCATAATAAGTCCTCCATAATTGAGTTTTGTTGTAGTTGAGTAGCAAGAACAGAAATTAGTCTTGCAGCTATGTATTTGGGAAACTCTATTGTTTCTCCATGATTTGATAATATTGTTAACTCTTCTGAGTTTAATGGAAGTTGATCGTATTTAGAATGGTCCATCTTTTGACAGATAGATTGAACATATTTTGCATGCTCTTTTCTTTGCTCTTCTAAAAGAGAATTTTTCTTTGTGTTAGGAAACTCAATGATGTTGGTTTCTATTTTAACTTCCTGGCTCTGGTTTTTTTCTGTACTCATTTTTTAAATAGGCTTTGTATTTTTTTTTAAATTTTTCATCTTTTTCAAAAGTATCTCTATGTGCTAGTTCCTGGTTTAGTTTCCATTCCCAGTAACTCATCGGTATCAATCTCATTTGATTTATCTTTGTGCATGTCATGTGCTTGAACAATGTATGCCAACGCATCATCGTAACTATCCTCTTTGAATTTGTGTGTAGATCTAATTAATTTTGCTTGAGCATAAAGTAATGGAACTTGCCATCCTTGAATTGGCTCTATTAAATGTTTGTCCAGTAGTATGGACCAAGAGGCAGCAATCTTATTCATATTGTCCTCAAATGATCCATACTGATCTTGTCTGGAACTTTCTAGTTCCTCCAGGCGGTTATGAATTTTTTTTCTTGGCATCCTTACCTTTAGATAAATCCTCATGACCTTTTTGAATATAGAACTCAACAGTCTTTGACATACTTATTGGTAACTCAAATCTTTTTTGAGAAAGCTCTTCAAGTAACTGATAAGTCTTAATGTTGATTGCAACTGATTTGAATTTATCTGGATCCATTTTTAAGCCTCCAACTCTGAAGGATTAAAACTGGTATCAGCAGCTCCAGCACCATTAGCTTCATCGGCAAGTTCTACTCTGTAAAAAGTATAAAAAACTGTGCCTTCTGGCATTTTACCTTTACCAGTAGCTTTTTGTTTGTAAGCACCGAAACGATGTTTAACTCCATCAACTACGATTGTTCCTGACATATCGTATGATTGAGGAGATTTCTTATTTGAAGAAATGAAAGCAGCTCCTAGGTCTGGTCTTTCTTTCTTTTGCGTATCTATATCTGACATGATTATATAACTCCTTTGGTTTGCAGATTATTTTTGTAAGTTTGGAAATCTTCCATAAAGGTATTGTAAGCAATCGGATTTTTAATCTTCAAATCACCTAACATTGATTTATTTTTAGATAACCATTCTTGGTAAGATCCTTTGTGAGACACAGCTTCTAATTCTTTTAAAGCTAGTTGGATCTTTTTGTCTTGCTGCACTATTGCAACAGAAACTTCTTCAGCAGAAGCAATTCCATCGGATATAAATCCTAGAAATGCTAGACCTCTTCCAATCGCAGATGTTTCGCAATTTTCCAAAGCTGAAGTTTGATTTATTTTAGATGCAGATCTTTTCTCTTCTGCATGTCCAGTAGCAAGATGTTTATCATCAATAAAAATGTCTGCTGACATACAAACACTATCTTTGTCCATGTGTTGTATTTTTGAAATGATGTCTAAAGAACATCCTAATGCTCTTCTTGCTAAAGCTACTCTTAATGCAACTGTTGCATAAGATTTGCCATGTATTGAAATTGTTTGTCCATTCAATGATTTTTTAAATTCATTAAGTGCTAAAACTAATTTGTCTTTTATATCAGCCATATTGTTAGTCCTCCTATAATTAAAATTAAAAGAACTGATAAAATTTTTCTTTTAACTTGTTGCTTTTGTTGGTCCAATTTTCTTTGGATGTAGAAATCGTTTATGTTCATGATAACTTCCATAATAGTTTTGCTTCTTTTAATAATTCTGGTGGCATTCCATTCCAGGCAAAAGGATGATCTAGGTTCATATCCATTAGACCAGCAGCTCCTTCAATTATTTCTTCTCTAGTAAGATCTTGAAATAAAGTAAGAATTGCTTCTCTTCTTTTGAAAGTATTAAACATAATTTGTAAATTTCTTTTCATGCCTTCAATAGTTAAATGATGGCAGTTGGTACTATCAAAAATAGTGTAACCAGTTTTAGTTGCGTAAAGTAAGTAAGCTGGAACTTTGAAATTAAAGTGTGCAGCATAGGTAGCAACTTGAACACAATGATTAAAGCTAGCGGTAGCTGGAACAGAGGAAACAAGAAAACTCCTATTACCATCCTTTTTAATTTTGCCAAGACGAGACCATTTAGTTTTAAGTTCAATAATCTTATGAGGAAAGGCATCCGCTTGGGATGTCGGAATAACCTCTGTGAGAGGTGTACCGAACTCATGATTATTAATGCTCATACCATAGTCAAAATCAATACGACCAACAGTAGGTAATAACGGAGAGAAAAAACCTCCTGGCTGATCGATTGATATTTGTCTTTCGCAAGTAACAGGACTTGCCACCGCTAGTTCTTTTAATCCAGATAAAGCATTATTAATTACTTCTGGAATTTCCTCTAAATATCTTTGCTTCTTATCGCTATCCTTCTCATCGTTAGGAACATAGTCTTTTAATTTTTCTATCTCTTCCTGGAGAGCTGCATCTTTTGTAATTTTTTCATTTGTAGTTGGTTTAACTTTTTTAATAGTAGGATGTAATTTATAAATTGTATCTGCGTAAATTCTTTGAAGAACTTCTCCAACAATCTTTCCACTTTCCATAGCTGCATTAGATGGAAGAAATTCTCTTCTCATTTTTTGGTCCATGAAAATATATTTGAATAACCAGGCTGCATCTGGAATTACAAATTGAGTTGGTGAGTAGTGATTGATTTTTAATTTTTGTGCAAAGAGAGGAAGTGTTCTTTGTAAGGCTGCTTCTAAAGGATCTTTAACTTTTGTATCGTTTGCTGTGTTTGATTTTATTATCATATAGAATGATAAATAATCTAATTGTCTATTAATGCAATGGTAAATAGACTAGCAGTCTATAATGACTTACGATCTTTTCAGTTCGATCACTTCAGCTGTTTTAGTTTTTTCAGCTACTTTTTTCTTATAGGTCTTAACTAATCCAATGTTGTTCTTCTTGTAATGTTCTAAATCTGACATCCAGAAACCAGCGATGCCATGTAGATAGGTTCTTTTTGGTATTGAACTTTCATGCATTGTGCAACTTTCTGTGTATCTATATTTTAATTCTCCAACAGTCATATAAACAAACTCTGCTGCTTCTCCATGATTTAATCTATATTCAATTTTACTAGTTGCTGGATTTATTTTTTTCTTCATGCTCTTTTTTTCTTA